CGCCTATCCGCCTGCCTGATGGCGTTGCGAGTGCTAGACCGTGACGTTTACATCGGCCCGGCAGAACTTAGAAGGCTGATAGACTCCACGGCGAGGCGGATTAACGGGTTGGCGGATGCGCAGGTTCCAGTTTCACACGCGCAGAACCCCCGGTGACTCAGCCGGCTGCGCGTTTTTTCTTCAATGGGAGTGAGAGAGATGAGTGAGAAGATTGATAACACGGCGCTGGCTGACCGCGCGCAGTCTATGGCCGACGACTATACGCACGGAACGTCAGAATCGGTGCGAGCCATGCTGCGCGAGTGTGCAGCCGTCCTGCGTGCCAATGTGGCGATTGCGCAGCCTGCCGTGCCGGGAGCGGTGGAACATATACGATCTGTGCTTGCCGATATTGTCTGCGAAGATGATGCGTTAAAGGCAGTAGACAGTATCCGCGCCATCCTCTCCGCAACCGATAGCGAGGGCCGTAGCAATGGCTGACACGAATGAATTGAAACCGTGCCCGTTTTGTGGCGGCGAAGGGCATGCAAGTGAACGAACATGCGATAAGGACTCGCCGTACAACCCTAACGACAGGGCATATCCGGTAGTCCGTTGCTCAAAGTGTTTTACAACGGTTGGTGGGAAGGATTGGAGCAGCGTTTCTACGGCAATAGAAGCGTGGAATAAGCGCGCTCTGGCGGTGTCGGAAGACTGCTGCCGTGGTGCCGCACCGGCCCGCTTCTGCAAGTGCAGCAACACGGACGAGCGCCTGCGCATAGCGACAAGTCTTACGCACGCAGTTATCGACCTGAATCGCGGATGGAACGAGCACCTGTCTAAAAGAGAGATTGCCGAGCGGCTTGACCTTTGCCGCCGATTCGCAATCGACATGCTCGCCGCCAGCAAGTCAGGCCAGTAACACATCCGCGTTTTTTCTTGACGTACACTCCCGCGCACGGAAGCGCCTTTCCGCCCCGCTAGTCGGGGCGTTTTTTTGCCTATTCGTCCTCAAGCCCGAGCATGGACTCTAGGTCGCCAACCCGAAGCATGTCGGCCAGGTTGTGAAGTGCTAGGTAGGTCTCGCCTATCGACTCCAGCGTGCCTGAAAGGAAGTACCCGCATTCCTCGCCTTCCGTCACTGTTATGGCGACAAGCCCTACAACCTTCCCCGCAATAGCATCCTCCAGCAACGCGCGCAGATCGGCCACGAACTCGGCCTGTTCCGGCGACAACTCGGCAGCAGGCCGCAGAACCTTGACTGTCATCGCAGCATCTCCGGGCGTATGGTGATGCGGGAAACCTCGCCATACAGGGAGGAATAGGTGATGCACTTTGCCGACCGTTTCGACAGATACCCGGCCCGGCTGGCGTAGGCGTCTTTCGGGGCTAGTGTCTCATGCTGTTCTATGTGCATGAGGTTGGACTCTACCAGCCGGTCATGATGTAGGTGCCCCGTGTGCGCGTAGTGGTATTGAGTCGCGCCGTACTGCTCGCGGAACTTGCCGACCAGAACAGAATCCAAGTCCTTTACAGCCCGCTTGTGGCCGTGATGGAACATCAGCAAGGTCTTTCCGTGCCGGTGCGCGTAGTAGGTGTCTGGTGAGTTGTCCACACTAACCCGCTTGTCGGCCTCATAGAACGCGGACAGCATCTCCCGCAGCCATACCCCGCTTGCCGGGTCATGGTTCGCGTCACATACGACGACATGCACGCGCTTGTGCTTGGCCAGCAGCATAGCCACAATGCGGCGCATGACGCGGATGGCAGTCCTGACGACCTTTTGGAACCTGGTGTCAGCGTCCAACACATGCTTGCTGGCCGGCGTCAGTGCCTCCAGCCCGTCCCAATGCAGGAAGTCGCCCATTTGCGCAAATGTGCAGGACTCCGCAGCAGGAGCCGCCTCGATAGCGGCGGCAAACCACTTGATGATGGTTTCCTCAGCAATAGCGGTGTCCCAATCCTCGCCGCATTCCTCTCCCCACGCCAACATGCCTAGATGATAGTCGGTGATAGGGTAGAGGTTGTGTAGGTGGGCGAGTGTGGCGCGCGGAGCCGGGACGGGCTTGGCCTTTGGTATGTCGTCGCGGAGTGCTTCAAGCGCGGCACGGAGGATTTCTTCCGGCGAATTGCGTATCAGCTCGGACTTGACCCACGATTGAATCGGCTTTCCGTCCTTGTTGTAAAGGATGGACGCGCCGCGTAGTTGGTGGGTTTCTGGTACGGGATGCACATAATCGTGCTTGGGAGAGTAGCCACGCCGGGCGGCATTGGCCTTGATGCGGGATAGTAGGTGGTTGGCGTTGCGCTCGGTTATCCCTAGTTCGTGCGCTGCCTTTCGTAGGCTATTTAGCCTTGTGTAGGCTGCGATGAGTTGCCGCTGCCTGTCTGTCTCGCAGAACTCCTTTAGGTCGTCCATGCGTGCCGCTCAAATTGTGACCGGGCTTTGATAGTCGCCGCTAACTTATTGACTTGTCAACGGTTGCGCGACTGGAGGTCAGAACCTGAAACTAACGAAACCACCATGCGTCAGGTCGCCGGCTTCCTCGCTGACCTGTAAGCCCACATCCACGGCACCTAGCGCACGGCCGTAGCGCAGCGTCTTGCGGTCGCCGGAAACGTCGAAGCCGACCACGTTCTGCTTTACGTCATGCACGAAGATGGTAGACCGGGGAATGTCTACAGCGTCCAACACCTCACCGTCAGACTGCACCGATACCCGGATGCCGTCGTCATACTTGCGAAAATCAAGGCGGGCTGTGACTGCGGGGCATACGAAAGGTTCAGCCGTTATCGTTTCTTTACTATCGCCGTTAATTAAGGATGGCGTACCGTCCTTATTTGGCTCTTTATGTGCTGTTATGGGCTGTTTATGGGTGGTTATTGGTGGCTTCGCCCGCACCGTTACCTCAACCGTCCTAATCAGCGTGCCACCTCGCGGTGCCGTAGGTGCCGGTAGGTCAGGTTTTGCGCTCGGGTCACGGATAGCAGTCAGGCTGCCGTCGTCATGCCACACAGGCGCGGCGGCCTTTTCCTGTATGGCTACGACCTGATTACCCCAGGCGAGCCAGCCCAAAAACACGCCGACCAGAATCAGGCCGATGGCGAAGGCTAGGCCGGCTGCGTGATTGATGCTCACAGAACCAAGCCCCTAGCCAATGACGCCTTGATTAAATCAAGGTCGCGCAAAAAGTTTGACCTATCGTAATTGTCAGACTTAGCCCTGTTCTCTGCCGGAGTGATTGGCCGCAAATTAACAAGCGCACTGATGATTTTAGGGTCATCTACGCCATGATCGAAAAATGCCGCCACAGGGACGATGTGGTCTATATGGAAACTTTCTCTTGCAGACCAAGACATCTCAGGCGTGAACATTGACTCTATGTGCGACCTGAGCTGCCTGTCCGTATAGCCAAGAATTGATACTGACAATGAGTTTTTTTGCTTCCCATTTAGGCATCTGCGAAGTAGCGACTTATACCTTGATCTTGCAGACTCTCTCGCCTTTGCCTTTTCGCTTTTTGCGTTTACGCGCAATTTCTTCGGCGCTCTTTCAAGGTATGCGCGCCTAGCGGCACTCATTTTTGCGCGAGACTCTTCCGTTCTTTTTGTGCCAATTGACGGGCTTTTGTACCCGTTTTGATACATGGCAATCCTGCTTTCTGAAATCTTCCTTCTTATCTCTTCGCTTGCTACAACGCCCTTCCTGCTGCTTTCTCGCCCAAGCGCTTTGGATGATATCCTTTGGCGAGCATCAAAAGTGACAAGATGCCTAATCGACTTGTTTACTTTGTAAACTGATAGGCCGGTCATTTTTGCAATATCTCTTGTGCTCTTGCACGTCATGTATACGACAGAAAGAAGAGCGCAAGATTTGTCGCACAATGACGCATTCCTACGCATGAAGTCCGTTCCTGTATGTTGCCTTTCCGCCAGAAAACTTAGCAGTCATTATAATGTTTTTTGGTGCCGAACCATACTTCGGGATACTGATATGCACCCATGACCCTTCATAGATGAGTTGGTTAAAGTCGATATTGGCCGACTCGATAGCCTTTGCCACTTGGTACGGAGTCCCGTAAGCCGGACAGATAATGTCAGCCGCGCGCCCGTCGCAATGCTCTGAAGTCGGAACACCACCGATGGCGGAATTGATGGCGATAGACCGGAATGCGCTATTCACCGTGACCGGCTTGCCAAGTACGGCCCGCACCTGTTCAAGCGTTTGAGCCAGCCGCCGCAGGTTTTCCGTCTGCGCCTCATTCGGCGTATTGTCAATCCCATTGCGGGCGGCAATCTGGCTTACGGTCAATTCAGCAAGCGCGAAGTGTGCGGACAGCATCATGACTGCGTCTCCTGCGTTTTCCCCGGCTGCGCCTTGCCATAGACGAACCCGCCAAGGCCACCGAGCGGCACCGTGACGGCACCAAGGGCAAGCGCAACGTCCTGACCAAAACATGCGGCAACCGATAGGATGATGGTTGAAATGCCAAGTGACAGGACAGAAACGACCAAGGCGAAACGATGCGACGATGCGGCAGTCCCGCCCGCGATGACTTCGCGGAGATAGGCGGGGGTCATGGTATGCCGTCCGGTTTTGAGTGCAGGAAGGAAGCAAGCCACCCGAGGAATGCCCCGGCCGTGGCAGCGGCGCTTATCAGAATGCCGACAGCCTTCTTACCTCCGCGAATCTCCGCAAACATCTGCGTAAGCTCGTGCAGGTCTTTTCGCATGGCTGATACATCTTCTTTCAGCCGCTCAATGTCAGCCTCATGCTTACCGAGGTCGCGCTGCACGTCGTCGCTCACTGTCCCGCCTCCCGCATCGAGTAACCCAAAGACGCCGCCCATTCTCTCAGCGTGTATTGAATCGAGCGGTCACCACAACGGATGACGGGAGGGTTAGGCCCATCCCGCAACGCACAGGCGGCAAGATACTCGGGCTCCCTAACCGTCACTTCCGTTGCCCATGCCGGCGCATCGTTTTTTACCAGACAAAGGCAGTTTTCGTCGTCAAAATCGTGCGCCTCAGTCGGCAGCGGCAAACCATCACGCGCCGCACTGGAGCGCGAAAGGCTCAACGCTACCGCATTCCCGTAGGCTTGGTCTGTCACAATCGCCTGGATTATGTATAGGTATTCGGTCATGGGAATGCCGTGTCCATCCAGTATTGAAGATTCTTAGCCTCTGTCTCAGACAGCGCCCCGGTGCCGTACACCATAATTTGACGGATTTCTTCGCGCGTACCGGATGACGGAATCTCGCCACGGAAATTGATGTTGTCCGTGTTGATGGTTCCCGTTCCAACGGCGCACACAACCTTAGAGCCGTCGTCGCAGATCATGAATGCGGAAGTTCCGTCGAACACGAACACGCCGGAAATGTCAGAGCCAACCGCCGATACGGTCGATGCTGTCACCGCCGTCCGAATGTTCACCGTCTGCACGTTCGTCGCGCTATTGGTGAACCCGGTACGCTGAACGGTTGGCGTTGCGTTGTCGAAAAACCCTGACTTTACCTGAGTGCCGGTCACCGTCTTGGACTTGTACCCGTGCCAGCACGCGGCATCGTAATTGCGTGAGAACGGGCCGCGAAGTTGCTTAAAGACCGACGTGGAGTTACAGACAATTCCGGTGGTCTGGTATTCCAGTCGGTTTGCCGCAGTCGATTGCGTGATAGCCTGCCTGTATTCCCAATCATGCCACCCGCCAACAGGGTCGCCAGCTGCGGTAACGTCAGGCGAAAGCGTGCCTACAGCCGTAGAGGTGCGCCACATCCTCGTCGTGTCGTCGTGCGAGTAGGTGCCGATAACCGTCCCGGTGGTGATATTCCACGGCCCCCACGGGCCAATCGGGCCGCGATCAAAGCCTGACTGCGACGTGAACTCAGACTGCCCGAAGTCGTATGTAGCCTGTCCGTTTGTGTTGTATAGCGCGTGAATCGGATACCACGTACCAGCACCCAACGCGGAAATGTCGTAAGGCCCGTAGGTGGTGAACGAACCCGTCCCGCCGGTCTGCTTGCGGAACCACGCCTGGTCGGTAACGCGCGAAACGGAAACGTGAATCACGTCTCCTGCTGCGAATGTCGAGAGCGTCGCAATGGAGGAGCCGTTGTGATACAACTCGCCAACGTGGCCGAAATACACAAACCCGTTGGTGTTGTTCCCGACGTAACTGGAAAGGTCAGCCGAAGCATTACCGATGGCAATACCCTGCGTGCCGTCCGTTCCGCCAATCGTCACTTTCCATTCGTATTCCTCTCCGTCAGCAATGCCAGACATCGCCCGGATGCCAATCCAGTTGACGGAGGAATCGTGCTTGACGGTACGCATACCACCATCGGCCCAAATGCCGAAGGTTGAAGCCATATACCCGCCCCTCTGAGTCGGGCTAAACGCCGTGGCATAGGTGTTGGTTGGTGGAGTCCATCCGCCGCCGCCGCTGAGACTGCGAACAATCCCACCGCGAACGATTGCCCGCGTTAGCGACCTTTCGTTTAGGATAGTCACGACGCGAGCACCAGCGCGTTATCGCCCTGCTCGGTAGTGTGCTGCGCGTCCACGTTGACGTTCGGGTTGGTCGCGCTTGCGAGTGTGATGCGGACATGCTCACCTTCAGCAAGCGTCACAATTGTTGGCCCCATGTTTGAAGTGAACGTCCGGTCAGTGCTTACCGGGAACTCACGTTTTGCGCCATCTGCCGTTTCGATTTTCAGCGTGCCACCGCCGAGCGAATCGGCATTGCGCTGACTGAACCGGAAGTCACCGCCTACCCTGACGACATACCACGAACCGTTGCCGCTGGAAGTCCTGTTGAAGATATACATGGCGCTTACCTCACGTTGTTGGTGTGGATTTTACCCGATTGCGTTGCCGCATGGGTCTGTCGTTCCTGGGTCGTATGTTCCGAGATATTCAGACGCTGTTGTCCGCATGGTGCCCTGTGCGGTTTGTCCGCCTGCGGATGCGTTTACCAAAAGAATCATGGCGTACTTATCCGTAGCCCCTACTACCTTGACGCCGCTAGGGTTAAACCAAGTCACAGATACAGGGGAGCCGTCCTTTATGCCGGCCACGTTGCCAGAGGAATCGACCGTAATGGCAATGAGCGCTGCGGTTGTTGACGACACAAACCCGCTATTGATGACGCTGCCACCGGCATCGGTTATGTAGATCCCAAGCCCTGCAAAGGCGACAGTGCCGCCAGTATAGGAGAACTCGGTAGCGGCTAGGCTGGACGATGGGCGCGAAAACCTGTCAACGCCAAACGGGTCAGCAGCGGCAAGCAACGCCACCTCAGACGCCTGGCTTGTGTAATCCAACCCCTGACCAGTTGCGCCTGTCGCAGGGCCGGCGAATGCCCGCCCCTGACTGGCAGCAAACGTGCCATCATCATCAAGCGGGTAGGCGCAAGCAACAACGCCGCTACCAGCAATGCAGGCAATCAATGCGCTTATCACGACGCATCCCCTACCAGGGCCCACAAGGCATTGCCGATTTTGATGGCGCAACCGAGTTTCCCGGCGGCGATGGTCGTGAATCCGTTCACCTCGGTATCGGTTCCAAAGGCAAAGACAACCGCCCCGCCGCCAGTGTTGATTGCGAAGTTGATAGTCCCGACCGCAGCCGATGGCAGCACCGTATAGGTGATGTTTCCAGACTGCGCAAACGTGCGGCAGATGCCGTTATCCTGCGCCGTGGCTGAATGCGAAGCGCCTGCCGTGGCGATAACGTCAAGACCAATGCCAACAGCCTCATAGTCGGTCAGCGTGACAGTGCCGTCCGTGGTGGTAATAACGATGTCATACCGGCCCGGCGTGACGTAGCAGGCAACGCGGCCCTCTGCGTTTGCAGTCAGTGGGTTGGTCGTCGTGGTGGTGCCGGTTGAGTTGCTGTAGATGGTCGCGTTTGTGTTTGTGCCCGGCAGTTTGATGGCGACGGTTGCGCCATCGCCAGGAGTGACGGCGGCATCATTGGCGAGTACGGAGAGTTGGAAGCGGGTTTTCATGTTGGCACCTGTTTAGTATTCGACCAAAATGACGCCGGAAGCTCCGGCCTGCGGACTGCCGCCAGAGCCTGCTGTTCCTGCCGCCCCGTTCACATAGGCAACTGTGTTCAGGCCGTCAGCCTTGACGACACGGATGCGCACCATCTCACCGCCACCACCGCCCTGACCGCTACCGCCTGACGTTGTCCCGCCTCCGCCGCCGCCTTGCGATGGGGAAATAGACGCCGTTCCTGTCTGGCCACCCTCGCCAAAAAAAGAATCCCCACCAGCGTTGGTTCTAGTGCTTTTCCCTTTGACAGCAAAGTCACCGCCACCAAGGTTTCCGCCTTGACCACCGGCAATCGTTAGCCCGTCCTGAGTTCCACCCTTCCCGCCTTCGGCCGTTGTCGTCACGCTGTTGTAGGTGATGGTCGAGTTCGACGCATTGCCGCCGCCACTTGACAGACCACCACCGCCACCTCCGGCAGCCTGAATCCAGAACGTCGCAGCCGTTACACCATCAGGCCACGTCCAGTTGCCAGACGCTGCAGTCAGTTTTGCCAGAACAGGAACCTGCACAATGGGCGCACCAGTAGCCCGCTCGGCAATCGCAACCGGGTTGTCACGCAATGCCAATGCGTCAACAGACCGAGCCGGTTTGCCAGGCTCTAGCCGGCTGTCTGGGATATCAGTCCATGTTGCCGTCATTGCCAGTTGTACCCCGTTGTCCCGTCAGGCATGAAGCCGTTAGATTCTGACCAGTAGAACCCGGTATCCCGCTCGGTCACTGTCGCCGTCGCGTAATCGCTGGCATCCGACGCCATCCAGTTGCCGGCATTGCCTACATACTGGAATGACACAGCCTCGATTTCGACCAGCTCGCCGGCCTTGATTTCCCTTGCAGATATTACCTCATACCGGCGATATACGGGAGCGCCGAAGATGTCAACAATAGACCGATTGGCCACGGCAAGAATTGAGCCAATGCCTATAGCCCTGTCTTTGGCATCAAGCCGCAACTTGATGTATTCCGGCGCATCCTTGAACCGCTGCCCGATGATCGCATTGACCTGAATCGCATGGGCGGCGGTCGGTATCCAACGGGAGTTAATCTCCCTGATACGCACATCCCCGTACAGGTCGGCGGATTCTTCGTCCGTGCTGATACGCACCCGGGTTGTCAGGTAGCCGGTCGCCTTTTCGCGGTCTGAAACGCCAGACTTCGGCAGGAATGAAGTCCAAACCTCGGTCACCCGCTGGTCGGTGTCATACCACCGGACAACACTGTCCGCAATATTGTGCTGGTCGTCGTCTAGGTAATAGTCAGGGTCTGCCGCCGGTCGGATGGCGGACAACTGGATAAGCTGCTCCCTGTCGTCCCACCAGTAATAGGAAAGGGTGTCCCGGCCTAGTTCACCTACCAGCAGATCAACGTCGGCCGGCTCTGTGATAAGCGCCGTCACGGGCAGGGCGGCCAAGTATTCTGCCCCGACCGCCTGCCAATCGGATAGCGGGATATATGACGCCGACACGCCAGCGTAGTTCGTCAGCAGGTCATAGGCTACGTCCCACGAATCGGCCGTTGTGTACCGCAGGCACAACTGAACCAGCGTGCCGTCATCGTGCGCCGCTGCCGTGGTGTCGTCAGTGCCGCGCGTAACCGACGAAAACGTGATGCTGCCGTCAGAGTTGAGCGACCGCGCGCCGTAGGTCATGCACTCATCGTCAATGCGAACTGTTCCCGTGGTCGGGTAGTCAGTCAGGCTTGCACCGTCAAGCGTGAACGATGTCTGCGAGTTATTCATCGCAGCGTTCAAGACCCCGGTAGACCGGCGCGGAGCCTTTGCCCGGTCACCGTCTGCCAGTTTGAGCGGGTCTTTTGCAGTCACCGTCACCTTGCCGTTTGCGTCCGGTGGTGAGATTCGCTCAATGATGTAGTGCCGGCATTGCATCCCGCCGATGGCTTGGCCTTTGTACCCTTCGTAAATGCGAAGCGCCCGGCCCTGATAGTACGGGTTACGTGCCAGCCATTTAGTCCAGAACGTGCCACGGTCAAGCGGGTTGTATGTCCGCTCGGTGACGTAGGGGTCTGTCACCCGGTCAGGGTCTGGATGGTCGGCAAACGTCACCGTGGCCGACGCCCGATTTCCTAACGGCCCCTGGTTCTTGTTGTTGGTCGCAATGTTGACCTTGCTTGACGTGAGCGACACCGACTCAACTGACGGGATGATGTACCCAATCTCTGACGGAACGTCTTGATGGTTCTCGCTGAATCGAAGCGTTAGCGTGCCCCGGTTGTAGTTCGCGGAGTCCTGACAGGTCGCCCGAGTCTTAAAGCACTTCACCGTGCCAGAAGCCGTGCAGGGACTTGTGCCGTACTCGTTCTGGCACAGGTCTTGGTCTATCTCCACGACGACAACAGGAATGCGCCCGGCGTCTGTCTCGCTATAGACGCCTTCGGACAGCATGAAGGTGAACGGGCCGATGGGCATTAGATGATTTCCTCCCACGTCACCGCAGCGTCAAGGTTCGCCGCGTTACCGGCAGCCACTTGTGCTGTGATAACCATTTCGTCACCTGCCACGAACACGGTGCGCAGGTCGCTGCCGCTGATCTGCGTCCGCCCGGTCGGGCCGACTAGAATTGTTTTCAGCAAACGACCACCGCTAACCGTTGTCCCCGCCGTGTCTGAAAGCGCAATGGACTGGTTTTCGTCAACATATTGATGGTTGGTTGTCCCGGCGACTGTCGGGTTGCGGTAGACGCGGAAAATGGCACCGCGCGTGCTGTCCGTGGCGAATGATAACAGGGCAGGGGTCAGCACGGCATTGCAAGAACGCCCGCCAAACTCGCGGCGCACTTGGACTGTCAAAACCTGCGTTTCCGCCTGCGAGCTGACAGTGCCAAACGCCGAGAATGCGCGCCCGTCGAATCGGTCACCCTGCAAGAATGTGGCGGTATTGGCACCGCGCACCGTCAGGTTAGTAGTGCTGCCAAGCGAGGCAACAGCCCACCCGCACCGCATTGACGGGTTGCGGAAGTTTGGGGCCGTGTTGTTGTTGCCCCATTGCTTTGTGTGAATCGTCAGCCATTGCCCGGTGTTGGGGTTGAACACTTCCCATTTGAGCGGGCCGAAGCCGAGATAGGCGAACGATACCCGGAACAGGTTGACGGTCGTCTTGTCTATCCACGATGCCGTGCTTCCGTTCCAGTCAGCCTGATATACCCACTCTTCGGTCGGTGTAACGCCGGCCTTTGTCTGCGCGATAGTCCCGGCAAACGTGCCTGCTCCTGCCGTTGCGGAGTATGTGCCAGAAAACGGGCCGGCACCGCGACGGACGAAGATCACTTGATTGTTGACGTGCTGGATATACCACAGCGACGCCGCAGCCCCGGCGTTGAGTCCTACCTCAATCTCATGCGCCGTGGTTGCAATCACGCCGCTATTGGTCACCGAAGCAGTATAAGCAACGCCGTTCAGCGTCACCGTAACTGTTGTGTTCGCGTTTGATGCCGTGGTGACTGTCAGTTTCCTGACCTCAAAGTCGCCGTTATATCGGTGCATGACGCCGAACTGCGTGCCGTTATAACCGACGAACATGCCATCTACAGCGGAGAACAAGCCCCACAGTTGGGTAGAATTGGCTACGGGCGTCGTAAACCCGACAGTGCCGCGACACTCAACACCAACGCCAGGTTGGTACACAATCGGCTGACGCGACCACGCAACGCCATAGCCGCCAACGCTGGTTCCGGTTTGCAGCACGAACATGCCATCAGTCGCAGCAACGCTGCCGCCGGTAGCTGTGAACGTATCGGTGTTATCCAAAAGCCCGTAGGTCGCCTTGATCGCGGCGATAGGCTTTAGCCGCCCTGTGATTGTGTCGCCAAAGGCAGACTTGGCCAACTCGGTCTGAACAAACAGCCGATTGTTGGAAACCTCGGCAAGCCCATCCGCCGCGCTCGGGTCACCGACAACGCACACCTGCCGGTCAACGACGCCGGCATCGGTCGTCACTTCCGTCGTGTCGATCTGACGGCCTGTGCCTTTGATTGGAATGCTGGAATCACTCACCGTCAAACCCCATCATATCAAACGACACGTCCATCAGCGCGCGCGTGCCGTTGTTGGTAGGCGTCACATCGTCAGGCGTCCACACGTAGGCAACGTCGGTATTGAACACGGTCGGACGCCACGCAAAAAAGAACGGGTACTGACGCGCCGAGCGCACGAACGGGTCAAAGTAAGTCCGGTAGAAGTCTGACGTCAGGTTCTTGAATTGCGCCGAACCAGTCAGCCCGCGCCGAATCAGCGAGCGGCCAAGCCAGTTGCCACTGTCGGATTTGTTGTTGCTGATAACCGTCTGCCGGCTCAACGTAATTGGAGACACGCCGCCGTATATTGCGCGCTCCATTGCCAGCACTTCGCCAAAGTAGACCACCCCGATAGACGGGATGCCTGTCCCTGTGATGTAGATGCGCCAATAACGGGCGGTCACATCGTTGAACAGAAACAGGATGGCACTGTTATCGGTAGGAGTTTCCGCCGCCGTGCGGTCAGTCCACGACACGTTATCCGTAGACGATTGCACCTTGACTGTGAAGCCTTCCAGTGTGTGTGCGGCAATGCCGACATAGTTGACGCCGGATGAACTATCCCCGATGTCAAGCGCAGCCCACGCCGGCAAAGCGGTCGGTTTCCACTTGTCATAGGTCAGCGGATTTTCAAGCGCGTCAACGCCGAAGCCGGCAGCCTCGGTGCTGGCCGACATGATGCCGGCACCTTTGATGTTGTAGGCATCCCACCCGATGCGAGGATGGTACGCCGTGACGCTAGGTGCCCATCCGTTGCTGACGTAAATCATGCGAACCTCATCACGACGGCACCGTCACGTTGCGCCCGGTTAATCAATTCTACCAGTTGCGCACCGCTGAACAGGTCATTCGGGTTAATGCCGCTGACGACTACCTCGCGCGAAGAACCGCCGCCAATCGCAGCGGGCGACGCACCGCCACCTCCTCCGGCAATCGTGCTAGGCGCTGCCACAGAACTGCTGCCACCTTTGCCGCCAAACGTCTGATTCTTGATGGCGTTTACCTGCGCCATGCCTGCAGCCAACTGCGCGCCAGCCATCGCAAACGAAATTGGCGGCGGGTATGCGGCAAGCGCCTTTGTCACGCCCTCATACGTATTGATGATGGCGTTAGTAATCCCCGCCGCCTTATTCAGCTCAAACATCTTGCGGTTGCTGTTCGCAGTGCTTGCAGTCATTTCCGCCAACGCGCCGGCAACGTGCTTCACGCGGGCGTCGTTTGACATTTTCTCGAATGCCAGCCGCTGTTCCTGACCGGCTTTCGTGGCTTGGGTCAGCAAGTCCTGCTTTTCCCATTCCATTGCAACTTCGGTAGCGATGTCGTCTGCCATCTGCGCAAACTTGGCAGCGCGCGCGGCTTCCTCCTGTGCCGCCTTTGCGTCGGCGGCTTCCTGTGCGGCTTTTGCGCTTTGATCTTCGGCAAGGAAGTCAGTCACCACATCATCGGCTGCTGATGCGAACCACTTTGCCTCATCCCTCTTGAAGTCGTCCGCCGCACTGCTAGGCGCACCGGCAGCAGCAGGAGCGACCGCAGTAGCCGCCGCGTTGTCGCGTGCAGCCACAGCCTTTGCAGCGGCCTCGTTGCTGGCCTTTTCAACGTCAGCAACAAACTTGTCCAATGCCACAGACGGCATCGGGTCGGTCATCAGTTTGTGGAGTTCTTGCCTGGATTCGGCAAAGTTTCCTTTCGCCGCTGCCGTCAGCCGGTTGATTTGCGCAATCGGCCCGGACATATCCACGCCGGGTATCAGGTCGATAAAGTGGGCGAGTACGTTGGCCGCTGTCGTGACGGCAACGGTAATGCCGTGCCAGACGACTTCCAGAGCCTTGACAACCGTTATCACGCCTCGGATAGCGTCAGCCACAAAGCCGGCTGTCTTGATGACAAACGAAAACGCCTGCTCGGCAATACCCTGAAAACCGCCTGTCTCGGTAGCGGCATCCTCAAACGCCTTCCCGATACCCTCGATAAGCGGCGCAAACTTGACGGCAATCCGGTTGACGAACCCGTCAAACACCATCGAAACGCTCGATATGGCATCGCCGGCACTAGCAACCTTTTGCGCGTCAATGTCCGAAAGCGCAACGCCCCACGCCTGCGTTTGCCGAGTAGCCTCGGCCAACGTCGCGCCGGAGTCTTGCAGCATCGGCAAAAGCATTTGCCCGGTCTTTCCGAACAAGTCCTGAGCCGCCGCAGCCCGCTGCGTTTGGTCTGCCATGCCGCTGATAGCAACGGCAACCGCCTGCATTCGCTGATCTACCGGCAATTCCGCCAACTGCTGCGCCGAAAGCCCGAGCTTGGCAAGCGAGTCAGCCGCCGCCGCATTACCTGCCTGCGCTTCGCCTATCGTGTTGTTGAGCTTGCGAACGCCATTCATCATGGCTTCGGCAGAAACGCCGGCAAGGTCGCCGGCACGCTGCAATGCTTGAACGCTGGCAACGGTCGTGCCTAACTGCTGCGCCAGATCGTCAAGCGCACCAATGGCTTCCATCGACCGATAGACAAGCCCGGCAGCAATGGCCGCACCGGCAGCGACAGCAGCCGTGCCGATCTTTGCGATGTTGGAGACAGACTCACGCGCCCGGCTGTCGAAACCCTTTAGCGCGGTTTCTGCCTCGGCAATGCCTTTTTTGAGCGGCGCAGGATTCGCGCCGATGGTGACGTTAATTCCCGACACGACGCCGCGCCTCCTTTAATTCGTCTAGCAGTTGGTCGTAATCAGGGCCAACCGGAGTAGGGTGCTTCGCGTCGTAAACCGCCCAAAACTCCGGCGGGCACATCTTCCAGAACTCTGTCGGCTGTATGCCCCACTGCCCAACCGCTACACCGTAAAACACGCCGTAATCTACCGAATCAATATCGGCCTCAATTACTCCGCGTTTTTTTTTGCCGGCGTCCGGTCAGGAAACGCAATCTGCGCCATCTCATTGATGACGCCAAGTGCATTCACGATGCCGTTTTCGGCCATCGTCTCGGCCATCACAACGTCATCGTCAACATTCACGCCACCACTGCGAAGCAACGCGCCAATAGTCATACTGACTCTGGCAAACGGGAACGATTCATAGTCGCCAGACTCGCGCACCGAATTGACCAGCCGGCACGTTTTGATAAACGACAGCCCTGATTCTTCCAGCCTGGCCAGCAGGCGCATATCCACTTTAACTTCGTGGTCAGCGCCCGCGTGCCTTACGGTCAGCGTTCCGGTCAGCATTACGGACCTGCCGTGAACGTGATGACGCCGCTGGACTGGAACTCGGCGGTAAACTTGACCGCATCGTCAACCGCGCCGGATTCCTCATACGACGCAATGAAGAACGAGCCGACCATTGTGGAACCGTCATCCCATGTAAGGGTTACGGTATCAAGCGCGCGGTCAGTGTCGAATGATGCCGCTTTCAGGATATTGTCGTAGGCGACACCATCGACAGAGATATTGACCTCGGTCACACCGGCATCAGCCAGCAGTGTGCGCCACCCGGAGTCGTCGTCCGTGGTGATGTCTACCGGCGAGCGGTTCACGCTCATCGACTTGTTTTGCACGCGGGCAATGGGTACTGCCGGCGACGTGCCGATGCTCACCGTGAGAGAGCGACCGATTGATTCTGCCATGACCTACTCCTGTACGAGGATAACCCGGAACCTTTGGACGCCGTGCCGCGTTAGCCCGTCCGGGTCTACGAACTGTTGCGCGGATTCCCACAGGCATAGTACCACGTTGTGGTACGGAACTGTTAGCGATACGTCGTGCAGGGCATTATAGACCGCATTCTGTATGCGCTTTGTCTCTAACTGGCCGCGATACCGCGACCAAGAGTGTATCTCAACAATGCACTCAAAGCCGTGACTGTCGTCGGTGTCCCATTGTTCCTCGCTGTCTGCCGCGAAGGTCACATAGGGGAAATCCTCATCTTGGGGGGTGGCGTCATAGACCCCGGTTACAATCGCCATCAGGTCGGCCGAGCCGGTAAGCGCCGCATAGACAGCCCGCTGCAACCGTTCCAGCGTGTGAAACGGCATCGGCGCGTTGACTACGAAAAACGGGCTTACCAGTGGCATTATTTCTCAAACCTCACTTTTGCCCGCTCTACGCCCATCTTGCGGACTGCCTGACGGATGCGGGCATTAAGGCCGGCGTAAAACTGTTTCCGGTACTTCATGACAGACTTGATAAGCCACGGGCGGCGCTTCATGTTCCGGGAGCCATATTCCAGAATCTTGCCATAGTCTAGCGGCGTCCCGACTCGATAGGAAAACTCTCCCGCCTTTTCCTTGAACAGTGACGCCCGCAACTCGCCTGTCTGCCGGTGCGGCGATTCGTCAGGCTTGGAAGGTTCGCCGGCCCCTTGCGTGCCCACGGCCTTTTGCGCAGCCTTGAAGGCGCGAGCGGCAACCTTGTCCGCCTGATCGGCGGCAATACGCTCGATCTCCGAGCCAATATCACGGATGGCGCTGATAGTCTCGGCGGTTCCCGTGATAATGATTCCGGTCACGTCGCCACCCCAGACTCTAGGTGCAACTCAAGCCATTCCGACCGTTCGTTGAGGTTCAGAACCGCCCGGATATTGTATGGGTTGCCGTTGTAGGAGACTCGGTGCTTGGTCGTCACGTCGGCCCTGTACCGGATAACGCACTTGTGGGTTACCGGCGACTGCACCTGCCCTTGTGAGTAAATCTCACGACCTGACAGCGGGAACAGGTCGGCCCAAACGGTCGCAAGGGTATCCCATGATTGCGTCCAGCCGCCAACACCATCGGCGGTTTTCGTCAATGTCTGTATGGTCACCCGCTGACGCAGGGAGCCTATACGGTTCCGCTGCCTGGATTCCATTACATACCCATCCCGACGCGGTAAGGCGTCAGCAGCGCCATAACTGCACGATTCTCAGCAATCGGCGCACCGATAACCTGCGCCTCCCTGTTTTCGTACAGGTCGCCAAGTATCAACTTGATGGCCGCCAGAACGGCGGCGTCAGGCAACTCGGGCGGCGATGAATCGGTCAGCGGGCCGGCGGTCACCGTCACCGTCAAACGGGAGCCTCCAATCGGCCAAGCAACCGTGGCGTCGGTCATGCGGACTTCGCGCCGGTTGTTGTCCACGGTTACGTCGGACGACGCAATGGTGTCCTCGGTACCATCGGCAGCCAGATACGTCCACTCATCAAGCGAGGTTACATCGGGCATGATTTCCAGCCCCTTTCCATCGGCGGGGAACTCGTCGGCCATAATGGCAAACTGAGCCGTGGCAAACGACCGATTGCAGTAGTTTTCGGCGTGCTGACGGGCGGCACTGATAAGCGCCGTTATCAGGTCGTCGTCGGCGTCAACCTCAACGCGAAGATGGGCCTTCGCTTCCTCTAGGGTCAGCGGTTCGGCGGTCGGATTGGTAAGCCTGCGGTATATGACAGCCATCATGCCCCCGGAATAGGCGGAACTTCCCACGGACGCGGACGCCCGTGGAAGTATACCACGCGAACGTCAGGACTTGGCAGGCTGAACGGGCGCTTGCCCATCGCCGTACAGTGGCCTTTGTATGAGGCGCATTCCCTCACCTGATAGGTGGCAATGTTTGGCAGCCCCACGGTGTCGCGGATAAACCCCTGATCGCCCCACTTTGCCGTGGACTTGTATTCGGCAATGAACTTGCCCGGATTGGCACGGAAGCTGTCGTACACACGCGAATAGTCCCCGCGCCATGACATGATGCCGGAGCCAACATCGCCCGGCCTGCCAAGTCTTGCGAGCATCGTGAACCGCTCGCGGAACAGTGGCGCAGGGTCTTGCAGGAACACAGTATCAAGGTCTACGTACAGCACCGGCTCAGGGTAGGAAAACCGGAAAACCTCGATTTTTGACCACCACCCAGGCCAATCGTGAATAAGCGGTATGCGCTCGCATGGGACAGGAACGTCCGAAAAGCAAACCAAACGGGCATCGGAATGCCTGCGCAGGTTATCGCGCAATGCCTCGACATTGCCAGGCCCGTAGTCAGGGCCGCCGGAACGCAGGACACAGACGACGATCACGGCGTAAACACCAGATTGCGCCGGTCTGCCTGCCTGACGCTGTAGCCCCTTGCCAAAAACCAGTCTGTCTGTAGCTCGCGCTCCATGTCGGTCAGCGCCTCGGTGATTACCACAGGCCGGCAGCGTTTAATAACGTCCTCGGCCCCACGCAGCACGGCCATCTCCGCGCCTTCAACGTCGATCTTGATGGCGCACACCTGCCGTTTATCGGTCAGACGAATGCAATCTACCTCGATGCGGTCGGAACCCTTCCGCTCCCTGAACCGCCCGGCGCTTGTCATGTCGTGCGTCGTGTAGAACGCCCGGCGCTCGGTCTTGTCGCTGATAGCGTACCGGCTGCAATCCACTGACACGCAGTTTCTAACCACGTTGTCGCGCAGGCGGGCGAACATGGTCGGATTAGGCTCATACGCCACCGACACGCAGCCGACCTTTGCGGCAAGGATGGCGTACAGCCCTGAATATGCGCCGATGTCTATGGCTACCTCGCCAAACTTCAAAGCAGCAATCCAAGCCTTCACGCTTTCAGGCTCAAAGTTGCCGTCCCGTTTGTAGTTGAACACTACCCTGTCGCCGTTGTCGGCAAGGTCAACGCCGTATACTTTCATGCGGTTTCCCTCAGCCAATCGGCAAGCGTTTTGTGCGGTATTCCTTCCATCGTCCCGACTGTGGAAAGGTTCACCTGACCAAGCGCAGACCGGAACAACAGTGGCAAGTGCGACAGGTTGTTAGGCGTCCTGCCGTCAGATTGACGCGCATCCTGTGTGCCGTCAACGCCGACTAGCAGAACGTCGCGGTAGCCTTTCAGGTACGCAAGCCCCAACGCACCCCACGCGCTGTTTCCTGTGTGGATAGCGCCTTGACGCTCTGAGAGGCCGAGGACACAGCCCCACCGCCACAGCCACCACTCCGGCGATTGCTTGTCGGTCGGTTCAATGCCTTGGCACTCTATCCGGTGAAGCCTGACGACGCCGTGCGGCAACTTTACGGTGTTAGGTGTCGCGCAGTAGTAAAGAACGCCACGCCGCTGCCTGCGCATGATCGCCATAGCGTCGGCGTTGTAGTCCAGAGAGAACCAATAGTCCGCACGCGATAGCCAGTTAATCGTTCGCTTCACGGCAAACACTGTCACGCCTGCCGGCGGCTGAAAACCTGCGGCGCTTGGGCCGTCACCGACTATGATGCAACGCATCTTCTATGCTCATCCGTGGAAAGCAGGTTAAAGCCGTCTGCCGGCTGGCATTCACAATCGCAAGTCCGACGCGCTCGGCATCTTTGGCCAACTTCGGAAACGCACGTTTCCAACACTCAATCCCCGTGGCGTTGTTCAGCCCGCGCGGATGATCGCCAAACCAGTGACGCTTTCTACCCGAGAACTGGCAGTCATACCCTAGCAGGATGATACGCGACGCGCCCCACGTATAGGCAAGACCGATTGCCTGATAGCCCGAGTTATTGCCGTGAAAGATCATCCCCGGCTCAAGGCAAAGCCCGTCACGGGACTGCGCCTGTATGTGGTGCAACTCATAATCCCTAGCCGCTCCCACGTCCTGCGTCCATAGTTCGCCGGAAAACGTCCGACGAACATCGGCAATATGCCGCTTGTACCACGGTGCGTCGCATGCATACAGAACATCAGCCCACGGACACAGGCGATAGTTGTCATTTACGACAATGACTCGCCTTTCCTCGGCCCGCCTCTGCGGCGCTTCGGCGGCTCCTCCACCTTCGTATCGTACTCGCCACCGTCTGACGGTTTCACAATCATCGGCGGAAAGACTGGGGCCGGAGGCGATACAGACGACGGTTGCCCCGTGCCACCGTCCGCCGGCTTTGGCGCTTCAGCACTCTTTTCGGCCTGCATCGAAATTGCCGCGCCTGCCGCAATCAATTCGGCGGCAATCGAATCGTCAACCCACAACACGCCGTTGCCATGCGGGCCGGACTTGCGCGACAGGCCGCCAAGTTTCCAGTGCTGGCAATTCCCTAAAATTCTGATCTGTTTCACGTTTCCTCCGCAGACGAAAAGGGCCGGTTGCCCGGCCCTCTCGTTATAGCACTTACCGTCAGATGCTGCCAGACACGAACGCGGACGGGCGATAGACCGTCAGTGCCAGTCGCTCCTCGGCAAGGATGGTGACCATGTTTTTTTGGAAGTTGGTGCCATCTTCCAGAGACACGGACACGCTCGACTGCTCACGGTCCCAGATTTGCGCGCCGATGCCGAAGTCACCGACAAGGAACGTGCCGGAGGCGATGGCGTTGGTGGCAATGACCGGCAGACCCCACAGCATCGGGCCGGCCATGCTGGTCGGGTTGGCAAAGACATAGGCGTTGTCCTGCGTCTTGGTCAACTCGATGCCTGTCCAGTTCGCCGGGTTAAGGACGATTGCAGTCGGCATGTTGTTCGTGCCCTGCAACTGGCCAATGGCGCGGCGGATGGTGTCAATGTCGGTGTCACCCGATACGCCGGCAGTGTAGGCTGTGAAGTTGCCGCTGTTCAGGACGCCGGAAAGGTTGCCGCTGGTGCCGTTGCCGTTCAAGAGCTGATCTTCTTCCTCCAACATCAGGCCGTACATCAGCAAACCTTCGATGTAGGACTGGAGCATGGGGGAGTCGGACAGCACCTGCTTCGACGCAGGGATGAAGTGGGCAATGGTCGTCACAGCCGCCGATGCGAGCGTGAACGTCACGCCGGATTCCGGCTTGGTCACGTTTTCGTAGTTCGGGCTGGAGTATTGCGGGCCAGCGTTGTTGGTGATGACGTTGGTCTTGCAGAACTCGACCAAGTTGGACGACGTGACGCCACGCGGGAACAGGTCGCGGACTCGCGGCATACGACGCGCCGGCTCGATAATGCCCGGAACGCGCATGGACGGAACCAGCGGCTGATTTTGGCCGGTAGCGTTGACGATGGCCGTTTTCAGCTCAATGCCAGCGGAACGCGAGCGGCCTGCCTGCATCGCCTGGAATTGTTCAGACTTGACCAGCATTTCGCCAATCGACTGCGGCTTGTCGGCGTCGGTCTTGATCTGGCCGGACTTCTGCTCCAGCGCGTTCAGGCGGTCGAAGATTTCCTTCGACTTGACGCCCATCGCGTCAATGGCGTCCTTCACGTCTTTGTTGACGGCACCGGACTCGCGGATTTGGCCCTCGGCCTTTTCCATCCACGACTTGACTTCGGCGTTGACTTGCTTCAGACCGGCTTCAAGCTCGGCTTTGATGATTTCAAGAGACATGGCGTATACCTCATTGTGAGATTCGGAAAGATTGGAACATCTTGCGGAGTTCTTCCGCCTGTTTCGCCGCATCTTCCGCGCCAGACTCACTCCGGGCAATCGAACGGGCCTTGCTAACCAATGCCGTCGCCACCGACTTTGAAAAGCCGCCTGCATCACGCAGGAACCGTTCAAAGTCTGCCAGCGTTTCGACACCTTCAAGGGCGGACTTGACACTATCCATGTCAATCCGCGCCGCTGAATCAGCCGGGAAGGTCACGATAGAAACCTCGACCAACTCGGAAACATTCTTGATAACCCGGCCCTTTTCGGTGTTTTCCCAGTCGCCGGGCGACATGCGGAAACCAATAGACAGGCCGTCAGTCGTGCCGTGCTCCATAGCCGCACGAACCTCATCCGCACGCGGCGAACCTTTCGTAAACTCGCCGGCAACGTGCAGACCTTTTTCGTCCTCTTGCATCATCGTCCACTTGCCTACCGGCAATTCCCATGAACGATGATTAAAGAACATCTTCGGCGTCCGCCCTTTCAGCGCCTTAGCGAAGGCACCACGGACGATGGTGTCCCCGTAGGAGTCCACGCCGCCAAACACGGAAGCGTAGCCCTCAAACGTGCCGGCCTTGCTTCCGCTGAACTTGATCTCGGCAGCGTCAATTGCCAGCAGTTTGCGTTCCATTATTCGCCCCCAGGCTCACGACAGGAGCCATATTTACCTGTGCGGTGTATACATCTCCGCCCTCAAACGGCGGCAGATTCTCTTTGGCACGAACCTCGTTCCTGTTAAATATACCATTTTGTACCATCTGGGAATAGTAGTTAGCACGCCCTGACATATCAGCGCGCATAAGGGCGTCGAAGTCGAACTCGATATACCAGCCCTGCGCCCGCTGCTGTGGGGTAAGCAGCGCGTTGTAGATAGCCGCCTCCCACCGTTCAAGGTAGGGCCGCATCGTCAGGGTATAGAACCCGAGCATCATTTGCTCGATGCCGCTGCCCCATGTGGTGGTTTTCTCGGTGTCGTTCACAAGGAACGACGGGACGCCGAAGAACCGGCAGATATCCTCCAACTGAAACCGGCGAGACTCCAGCAACTGAGCGTCCTGTGGGCTGATGCTGGTCTGCTCATACTTCGCGCCGGCCTCAAGGACGAACAGTCGGTCCTCGTTCCCTGACTCCAACTCTGAAAAGTTCGCCCGGATGGCCGCCCGCTGCTCAGGCGTTAGAACCTTATCGACCATCAGCACGCCGGATGGCTTGGCACCGTTAGCAAAGAACGTCGCGTTGCGGTCGTCCATCGCAATCGCCGCGCCGATGCTGTTGCGGGCATACCCCAACGGAGACAGTCCGACCAAGCCATTGCCGAACAGTTTGATATGAAGGATGCGGTCTGGCGCGTAGACCTTTGTGCCTCTGTCGGTCATCTGGATATAAACCAGACTCCCGTCCTCCATGACCTGTGGCGACATTTGCGATGCAGGGATAGGCCACAAAGCAACGATACTTCCGCCGATGCTTGTCTCTGACTCGCCGGCCCGCTGAATGCGGGCGTAGGCGTTACCTAACAGGACAAGGTTCGTCATCATGGCCTCGCGGAACTCTAGCGAGGTCATCATGCTATTCGGGCGGCTGTTTAGAACCTGGTGCAGCGGTTCGTTTTCCAGAATCTCAGCCGCGCCGGCAGCGTTCTTCCGGTACAGGTTCAGCGGCAGGGATGCGACAGTCTCGGATAACAGGCGCGTACACGCCCACACGGACGACAACTGTAGTGCGTTGTCCGTCGTGACGTTGGCCGGTGCCTTGTACGGGAAACCGCGCGGGATTGGCGACTGCTCGCCCTTCCCTTGGTCGATACCAGACGGACCAAACCAGCGAACAATCCGCGACCAACTCCAAGTCCACGCCATGCCGTCACCCTATGACCGGGGAGGTTATCCAGTCGGATATGTCCGCCTCGCCGTCGTTGCGCTCGTTGATGTATCGGCCTAGCGCCATAATCAGCGCCACAACGCCGTCGATCTTGTTTTCGGGCGACTGTTTGCGCGGATAGATGTTCTCCTTAGCGTCCAAGTGAGCCACCACGTTAGACACCATCCACGACAAAACCGGGTCACCGTCATGCCGAAGTTTGCCGGAGTATACCATAGCCTGTAGGTATTTCATCGGCTCGGACAGGTTCTGCACCGTCTGACGGACTTCAACCATCGGCAGCCCTCGCTCGGTCAGCCTGTTGGCCAAATAGACCGCTTGCCACGGGTCGTAACCTATCGCCCTGACGGAAAACCTGCGGGCCAACTCGCACAGATCGTCCTCGATGTAGGCATAGTCGGTCACGTTGCCCGGCGTCACAATCAAACGACCGTCAGACGCCCACCCCTGATACTGTGAGTTCCGCCCGTCCTCGGTCGCGTCCTCGTTCAAGTAATGCCGGTTGAATACGTGCAGGTTCCCGGCACGCTCAAACACGATAGACACCTCGGCAATGTCTATCTTGCTGGCAAGGTCAATGCCAATCCAGCAATGGCAACCCTCGAACTCGTCAAGGGTCTGCATGTCATCCTCGCACCCCTGCCACTTGCGCATATCCATCCATGCGGTGTCAGCGTTCACCCATACGTTCAGGTGCTTTGTCAGGAAGTTGTTCGTGGCAGCAGCCATCTCCATAGCCTTGCGCGCCTTACGGGCTATGTCGTCCGGCTTTACCGATACGCCCCAATTCGGGTTGGCCTTTTGCCAGACGGTCGGGTCGTCCCATCGGTCGGTATCGTCAATACTCCAGATAGCCCCGAAGAACTCAGGGTCGGTGTGCGCGCCGGAGAGGATCTTTTGCAGGTACGTCCTGACCTCGAAGCAAACGCCGGCCCGGTTAAACCCGGCGGTCGTGATCGCCCACAGCATCGGCTGACGCCGGGCACCTGTCGCCGTTTCCAAGACGTCCCAAACATCACGGGTTTTGTGCGCGTGCAGTTCGTCCACAATGGCACAGTGGACGTTCAGGCCGTCAAGGTTGCCGCCCTGGTCTCGACTTAGCGCCTTGAACGTGCTGGCATCGTTCAGTTTGTGGATAGCATGAGCCGACGCCCCGACGCCTATCCGGCGCAAGCCTTCCGACCTTTCGACCATCCGCTTCGCATCATCCCAAACGATGCGCGCCTGATCACGGGTAGTTGCCGCACTGTAGACCTCGGCCCCGCCCTCGCCGTCAGCGGACAGCATGTAAAGGGCCACGCCGGAACTCAGGGCCGACTTCCCGTTCTTCCTCGGCACCTCAATGTAGGTCGTCTTGAACCGCCGCCGGCCATCCTCGCCAACCCATCCGAACGCGGTCGTCAGCACAAAGCATTGCCACGGCTCCAGTTTCAGCGGCTGCCCTGCCCACTCGCCTTTTATGTGCGGCAGCATCTCAACGAATCGGCACACCCGCCCGGCACGGTCATTGTCAAACCGATAGCCACCGGGAGGATTGGCTAGGTCGTCACGCTGACGCTCGCAAGCCAGCCGCACCCACTTGCAGGCCGGTATCTCGCCGGACAGTACGGCGGCGATATAAGCGTTCGCCTTGTCTACGTGCGTCACTGTTTGGTGGCCTTGCCGAACTCGTCCCAGGGGTCGTCAGGCTTTGCCTCTGGAGCCTGCCTGACTTTTGACCGAGACGAAGGCGTCATCCCGAAGTCGTTCAGGTATCCGCGCATCTGTGCAATTTGCGCCGCCGTCATCGTGTCGAACTCATACCGCATGATGGTTATCAGGCGAATCAGAATCTCAAAGGCGTGCACGTCCGCGCCGGCAGTAACCCGCTTGTGCATGGTTTCCGAAACCTCGCGCCAAACCGCAGCCTCCCTAGCCGGCAAGTGCGCGGGCGGGTCTGGCAATTCCTGATACCCGACAGGCTCTGCCGGCCTTTGAGCGGCCAACTTCCCAGGGTTGTTTGCGTATGCCCCTGTCAGCTTGAGCGTTTCGGTTGGTTTTCTTGGTGTTGGCATTGATTCTTATTTGCGAATGTTTAACGTCAGGTGGGCGAAAAAAGGC